AAAAATACAAGCCGTTATTCGTATTCTTAGTTGCCAACAAAGCAGATAGATGGTGGGATGAGCAAGCCAGTATTCTGTGGCAACAACAAAGGTTGAGGGAACATAGAATCTTTGACCCGTTCAGACCCGCTATGATTAAATTGCAGAAGCATGGGGTTGTATGTAGGGTGAGCATGATGGCCACACGCATTGGTTGGAATGTTGAGAATAGTCTCATCAAAATGTTAGGAAGTTGAAACGATGTTTGACAAAAGCAGAAGGAATAGAGAATTACAGGCACAGTTGGCCATGAGTACGCAAGCAGATTTGGTGAAACTGTCAGCACAATCCAATATGAATGTGCAAGAACTACAAAACGCAGCACAAGCACAAGGGGCAATGTTAGCCGCTGCTGAACAGACCCCACATATTGAGATACCAAAGGTCAATTTTTATCCGAGTGTGCATGCAAATCCACGAAAGCGCAGACGCAAAGACATCAAGCAAGCATACAAGTTGTTGAAGCCAATGAAGCGAGCATGGTGGTCGCCACGAAGATGGTTGGGCGGTAAATACCGATATTCTCACAATACATCACAATGCGTAGTTGATGGTTGTGATGTTCATAATTTATTACAAACAGTTGGTAATGTATATGGTGAAATCCGTGATGAGGAAACAGGCGAATCACTATGGGAAAAATACTTCACCGACCCAGTAAGTGGGCAACCCCGTGCATTTTTGGCACGGGAAGGAGTCACTAGTGGGCGAACATTGACGGGAACATATTGCCCTGAACATTTGCATCTATACGATTTACTTGCTCAATGGGAAGCAGAAGAAGAAGCCGAGCGTGAGCGTGGTAGTGGAACATTGAAAGATAAACTAAAGCGTGGTGTATCAACAGTTGCCGTTCCAATTGCAGCAGTGAAGCGAACACAACCAGACAATACACCAGAGCGATTACAAAAATACGAAGAGTTCTTCCGCATGGCAAAAAGAGATGGAATACCCGTTCAGCATTTTACAAATAAGGAAACTGGAATGAATGACATGACGGTTGTAATTTTTGATTTGCGACAATTCCAACGATTGGGCGACCATAGTCCATTGCTAACTGCTGCTTCAAATATGCCTTTAATGCAGCAAGCAGTTGCACCAACGGGGTTGGGATTACAAGGATTATTGGAAACTGTGAAGGAAGAAGAAGTGGTTTTTGACGCACCAGAAGTTCCAAAAGCCTGATGAACTGAGGCACTATGGGGAGGATTGAGCGAAATGGTATGGCCTTTTGGAAATAATCAACAACAACCACAACAAAGTGGATTAAATCTGGGTGCAAATCAGCACCCGCAATTTGGTGCAAGTCAGCAACCAGCATATGGGCAACAATATGCTCAACCCGCTGGGTTTCAAGCATTTGCTGCTGGTGCAACAGGTCAGCAATACAATCCAAATCAACCAATGATGCCACCATCTGAATTGGAAATTGTATCAATGCTATTGCATCACCAAAAGCCAATTGACCAATTCTTAATGGGACAGAATCTTAACATGTTAATCAGTATTATTGCTAACATTGTTAATCTTTCAATGGTTGAGTTCTTCCGCAATTCTAAGTTCACTGAAGATAAAGATGGCAACCTTGCGATTGACATTGCATCATTGCCAACACAATATCAAACACTATCCGCAGAAAATGTCACTGCGGAATTGACCAAATTACAATCCGCATGTAATCAAGCCGTTCAAGGTTCATTGATGGAACAGCAAAGAATCCTACAAATGGCACAAGCAAGCATGATGCAAGGTGCGTTAGATGCTGCATTACAAGACCCAGGAGTTCTTCAGAACATCGGTCAAGGTGCAGGTGGATTCGTGCGGTCAGTACTAACAGGAGGCAGATGATATGATAGGTTCAGAACCACCAAAGCAAGGGACAAGCATCATTGGGTCAATATCCGATGGTTGGAAAATAATGCATGACACCGACCATGATGTAATGATTGATTTGATTATGGTTCAAGTTATTTCACTATTCATTGGTGCGTTTTTGCTATTGGCAAGCAATGGCGATAAAATGGGTGGTAATGAATTGACATGGGTAGTTGGTTGCATTATCACATTCTTCGTTTTGGCGGGTAGTGTGTATAGACGATTGGCTCGTTAGTTCCACTTGTTAGCGGGACATGTTGATGACAACAGCCCAACCTTCTTTTTCATAAAGCACCCACACAATTTACATCGTGTGCCAGTGAAATGTTCACATGTGTTGCATGTATCCCATCTTTGTTGAGCCATCTCCAATGAAACATGGCGACCAGTGGCAATATCAATCGCTGCTAATCCCAAATCTTTGACGGTTTTCAATTTCAATGGAACACCACCGATTTTACGAGCGCGTGGCAATCTCCCCATGTTGTCATTGACAAAACATTCAATTGATGAATGTTACTAGCATAACATGATGGCGGAGCGTATAACTCGTAATTCATGTCCTTTTTGTGTGCATGAATCACGCGACCAATTTGAACAAGATATGCTATCGGGTATTAGTACTCCGAAGCAACTTGACAAAGATATGGGGTGGCGTGAAGGCACATCTGACCGCCACTTCCGTAATCACATGGGTGAATACCACATGGGGTCAAATAGCGAATGTGGAGTATGTACTGCCGATAATCGCGCTGAATTAGAAAGCCGATACATGTTGGAAGGCATGCCATCTTCTGAAATTGCAGAATTGTTGGGTATCGCAGAATCGTCTGTATATCACCACATGAAGCACCATCTCAAACCAATTGTCAAACAATCAGCAGCACCAATCGTAGCATTAGCCGCTGGTGAAGAAGTTGAGCAATTGCGAAAGAACGCAGAGCGTTTGAACGGTGAATTGACATTGATGCTTGATGATGCGGATAGACATGACCCACAATATGTCCGTAATCTCACAGGTCTAAGCAAAGAAGTGCGTGAAACCGTAAAAGACATTATGCGTATTCAAGACAAATCTGGCATGTCGTTATCTGAAACAAACATGCGAGCAGATACAATTAACATTCTCAAAGTGGAACTTGCCCGTGAAAGTCCAGATACATGGCGTAGGGTTCGTTCACAATTGGTAGCCGCTGAAGGTGGCGAGGTTATAGAGGTTGAAGAAAATGAGCAATAAAATGAATTATGTTGGAATACCAGTAAGTGATTTGATGTGCGTTGATATGCCATCAGCACATATACTGACAGAAGAAGGATATTTGAAAGAAGATGAACTAGCCACTTTTTTCAATACACTCCAAGCGAGTTTGGGTGTATGGGCTAACTTCCTACAAAGAATAGCAACATGCCCAGATGGATGGGCAGACTCAAGACATGAGTTTGTCGCAATGCTTCGTGATGCAATTGAAGAAGCATACACGAATGATGACCCAGAAGAAGCATGGCCAATCCGTCAAAGGTTGGCACTAATGATTGACCAGTTTGATGGAATGTGTGATGAAATGGCAAGGCCGTTCACAGGCCCTCAATCAATCCGACATTTCTATCTTAATTTGGCTTCCCGTGTCAGGGCAACATTTGAATACATACTTGACGGAGGGGTGGAGTGATGTCAGCCTACGATACAGTGTATTCCATTCTCAAAATGGGTGTAGTTTTACCAGATGATGCAGAAGAAATCGGTGCAACAGACGATGGTGAAGCACGAAAATACAGGTCTAAATCAAGACATGAAGAATATGATGTTCCACATCATATCGGTTTGTATCCCGAAAATCCTGATGACCCACATCACGGGTATTCACCCGCACCACATTATTCATCAACAACTCATGGGTATCACCCAGAAGTCGCTACACATCTCGTAATGCCGAGTGAAGATAACAATGCAAAAACTCAGATGCATCAGCAAGTAGCGGCTGGCGCACATAGCAAAAAAGACCCAATCAGCAATGTCTTAGCAGCAGCAATGGGTGAATTGCACCGACGCAGTAAAAAAGATGATGACATTGAGTACTGATTGGTGATTAAGTGTGGCAATACGAAAGAGTCCTCAGGCAACGGGTAGCGATACTCGGATGTACAATCCCCGTTCTGAATCTGAGGAGTTCATGTATGCCGACGAAGAAGAGAAGTTCGGACCTGGCGACCCAGAAAACCGTGAACTAGAATCACGGGAAAAGAAGGAAAGGCGTGAAGAACAGCATCGTAAGTGGGTTGGTCTAAACCATCTCAAAATATCCACCAAAAACGATGAGCAAACACCATTTGAAGAATCCACACCACAAGATGAGCAAACGGAATTGTCTGACCAGACAGGACCTGCTGGTAGTCGTGGTGAAGATTTAGACCAAGCCGTTGGTGCAAGAACTGGCACAGGTTCAGCAATGGGTGAAATCCCACCGCAATTACCACAAATGGGCGCATTCGGTATGACCCGAAGCGAACCAATGAACATGGCATGGGATGATTTGCTTCTCAAAGTATTGGGCGACCCAGTTGGAACATCAACATTGGAATCAACTGACCGTTCTATGAGGTCGCATATAGGACCTGGTGGCACGAAACCGAGAAAAGACCACCGAGTGCAAGCATTCCCAAGACCAATTGGTGGCCGAAGTCCCTGGGCTTCAACAAAGCGAAGGGCATCAGTCCACCAAAGATTGTTTGGCAACATCAAAGGAACGGGCGGTAAAAGCATTCGTGGTAAATCCAAAACAGGTATGATGCGCCAAAGATATACATTGAGTCCACACCATCTCGGTGTTGGTTCACTATGGGGAAAACCCAGACCTGGTCGTTTGGAATCACCAGGTAAATACATGTCATGGTTGGGTCGTCAGTCTGCATATCGTGGTGCTGGTGGTTCTGGTGTTATGTTGCCATATACACCACACGCCCCCCGTGAGCAGTTGGGTCAATTGAAATATCCAGGTTTGCAGGGTTCAGGCCGTATGCGTTTGCTACCAGGTCAATCACGATTGATGCGTGAAGGACCTAGAAGGGCAACACGAGGTCCGCCAAAACCAAAAGGCATCAGGGGGACATCACCTTTGGCATCACCAAAGATGGCATCACCATTAGCAAAAGCCGAATTAGAAGAATTGGTGGAAGTGTCAAAAGCATATGTCCGTCATCTCGGACCTGGTCTCACATCTATTGATTCACACGATTTGAAAGATTTGCTTCGTGAATTGAAGCATCTATTGGCAAGACTGCCACGAAAGAGTTTGATGGGAATTGCGGGTGGTGGCAATCGTAGTGAAGGCCAAGTTGAAGCACCAGCAAACGGACCTCAAAAGACATCACGCAATGAAGGTGCAACGGAAACTGACCCAGATGATGACCCACGATATTGGGGCGCTGATGCAGTAAATCTGTACACCCGTAGGGGTGGTGGCCATGCGTGAGTTTATGGCAATGGTTTTTGCTAAATCTGCTGATATTATTCTCAAATCAAAAGGTGTGTACTATACCCCAATAGGTGGCGACCCGACTGCGGTAGCGTATCACCCTGAACATTATGGCGATATGCTTGCTCGTCATCACCCGTTTGATATTGACTATGGTAATGTCAATCCCGAAACAGGTGAATATGGCACATTAACACATCACCCACACGGGACAACTGGCGACCACATTCACGATGGTCGTGGCATTGATGGATTCAGCCATATGTTTGGCAGTGATGAAAACGGCAATGGCCGAGTTCTATTTCCTATTGAAGCCGTAGTGAAAGGCATATCAGATTTCATACGAAAGAAGGGATACCAAACCGACCAATACGGGCGCAGTCTAATTGGTGATTCGGAACACGGCATACCGTTTGATTACCATTTAGCAATGGAAGCAATATCTCAAGCAATTGAATTATTCAATCAAAGACATAGCAACCCTGAGCAACAACTACCACCACTGTTTGACGAAAACGGAACACATGACGATTGGAAAAAAGTCGTTATGGGTGCATTCCCCAAAGGTGCGGAAGGCGGAGTTATGGATTCACATATGATACCAACCCGTAATGAAAATGGGGAATTGATTACATTTTACACCAATAGCGGAACTGCAATAGGTGAACCCGATAGAGGTCAATATCCCGAATCAGGTGCAGTTCCATTCTATGCAGAACTCAAAGAAGTATTGAACGCAATGCTGGGTCGTGGTATGTCAATGAACTTCGTTCATCAACCATACATTGAACCACATATGATGAACCCACAGATGAGTCGTGAAGGAAGCACCGAAGGAACACGAGGTAAGCGAACCATGACACCTGACCAAGAACGGGCATTGGCTGAGCAATCACATTACGGACCTGTAGCACCTGAACATCTTATTCCACATCACCCTGATGCATTCTTCCGTATCCCAACTGAAAGGGATGGCGGTGGCCGACCATCAACAAAATCACTTGATATGTTGGCTTCATACAATGCTATGTTGGGATTGGGATTGAATGAGCAACAATTGTATCAAATTGCTCGCGCTCCAATCGCAGCATTGCTAACACCAGGTATGAAATTGTCGGGTCAAGGTGCATACAAAAAGACATACAACCATCTCGGAAAAGAAACTGGTTTCCACCCTGGTCAACCTGTCCGATTTGGATTATGGAAAAGAGGTAAAGTCGGGACACCCGAAGAATTAGCCGAACAGTATGCTCAATACAAGAATGACCCAGACCAATGGGAACATGGTGTAGGCGAAGGCGCACACCACCACGAAAAACATCACAGTCAAGCACGAAGATATACAGGCCCTGGATACGGTCAAGGAACTGTCAGTTCAACCCGTAGTTCATTGGCATTGTTTGGTGCAGCACATGAAAACGGTGTTGATTTGAATGAAGTGTGGAATAATACACATGCTGACCCCGTTCACCCTGAAACACCAGCACATGTTCAAGCCAACAAAGTGCGTCAAATATACGAAGCAATTGCAGCACATCGTATTGCCAATGACCCAAAATTACAGGAATTGAAACCAATAGATTTCACACAAGGACATCCAGAAAGTGCATTGGCAACACCGACACTACCCCGTGAATGGGCATCTAATCCAAGCCGTGCCGTTCTTGAAGCACACAGTCATATTCAACCAGTCCAAAGTCCACCTGAAGTGGCAACCGCAGACCCTGGTCAATTGACATTGAATAATTGGAATCCTGACCGACCAGATTTATTCCAATTCAGTGAAGATAAATACACTGAATCTGAACATCGGCTGTTGAAAGCAATGGAAGATATACAAATGAAGGAAGCAGCAAAAGACCCAGAAGTTATCAAGATGCTTCCAAAGCGTGGACTGAACCGCAATAGCCATGACGATTTGATGGTTATGGCACATAAGTTCTCACTCACACCCACCGATATTTATTGCATTACTGAAACACAGGGCGATTGGGTGAATATCGCAAAAACCTTATCAATCGCACCCACTGTGGTTAGCAGTGTCAAGGTGGCGTTTGGTGGTATCATATGAGTAATTACAACCCAAGAGGAGGATACGAGAACCGTAGCCTGCTCAAAGAAGCAATAGCAAATCGCATAGTGCGAGAGTTTGAATTGGAGTCGCTTTACAAAAGCCCCGAAGTCGCTGCAGTTGAAGTCATGCACAAATATGATGGAACACGCCAAGATATGGCATGGGTTCTAATGGGCGATTCAATTGCTAAATCGGGTGAAGTGTTTGCTTTTATTGACAATGTTATCAAACAATTTAATCCCCAAAGACCTGGTAAGGGTTTGGGACAAGCAAACCGACAACAAGCAATGGATATGCTACCACAATTCCAAGAAGAATCCAAACCAGGTGCTGGTGATGGTTCAGCAGCATTGTCTGGTGGTGCATCTCAAGGCACTGCGGGTGGTAATCAACAATCACACGCACCCAAACAAGGTTTGGGTTCAAGATTCAAAACATGGGCTAAGGAAAGAGCCATGCCAGCAATGGGTCGTGGTTTGCGACATCTCGGTGCATTTACCGCAGGTGGTATAGCAGGAGGTCCTTTGGGAGCACTCGGTGGTTTGGGTGCATCAATGGCTCAAGCACATAGAGGCAAACAAACTGGTCAGTATGGAAAAGTCATGGGTGGCGAAGGTGGCTTAGGCCAACTCGCTGGTGATGCTGCAAAACAAGGCATGGTCGGTGTGAAGAACGCTGCTGGCCAACAAGCACAGAACTTCCAAACAGGTCAAGGCGCAATGGGCAAGGTAGGACAAGTAGCAGGTGCTGCGAAAATACTTGGCGGTAAAGCCCTGCAAGGTATGAAGAATATGGCTTCCAATGCAGCACAAGGAGTATCTAACGCAATGAATCAAGCGGGTCAGCAGCAACAAGCAAATCTTGCTCAAGCAGACCCTAACGCTGCTCGGCAACAACAACGCATGCAAAATGCAAATGCTCAACCTCCTCAACAACCTCAACAAGGTCAAGCGCAACAACAAGACCCGAATGCTCAACAAGACCCGAATGCTCAACAACCAGAAACGGCACAAGCAGACCCAAGTGCGGTTGAACAAATTGCACAAAATCAAGGTCCTCAAGCACCTGCTCAACCAGCATTGGGTTCAGGTGGTGGCGGAATGTTTGCCAATGCTGGCAACCAAGCACAACAAAATCTGCAACAAATCCAAACGAGTAATGACACATTCTCTCGCATCAACGACATCCTAAAGGGGTGGTGAAGTGATTGTCAAATCTGGAAGAAGTCATCCAAGAGATAGACTTTGAAATGTGCAAGAAAGACTTTCAGTTTTTCTTTGAAGATATTTGCGGTTGGCAATTAGCCAACCACCACGCTAAGTGGGTTGAAAATCTAATGACCCATAACCGATATTGCGTCAAAGCATCTCGGGACCACGGAAAGTCAGTGGCTTTTCTCAGTTATCTATTATGGAAGGTGTGTTTCACACCTGGAACTGACGCTATGATTTTCAGCCACAGTCTTGACCAGACCATTCGGCATATGCGTTTTCTCAATGATATGATTGAAAGCATACCCATGTTAGCAAAAATGAAGAAGCGTGATGCATGGGCTAAAACATATTTTGGATTTACAAACGGTTCTCGTATCACTGCCAAATCGGTTGGCGGTGGTGTGCGTGGAGCGCACCCTCACATTGTATTGTGTGATGACATTCTATGGGGGACAACTGATACCGAATTGAAGCGTGTTGCTTCATGGTTCTATGAAGTTCTAGTCCCATGTTTGCACCACACATCACAACTATGTATTGTAGGGACACCGTTCACACCGACTGACCTTTACACGGAATTGGAACAAAAACCAGGTTATTTGGTTGAAACATATCCCGCCATAAATGCTCAAGGTGAACCACTATGGCCAGAACGATGGGATTTAGACGCATTGGATTCAAGGCGTAAAGACATGCCAGCGGTTGCATTCACCCGTGAATATCTGTGTGAACCAATTGACGATGCATCTAGTTTATTCCCATCAAGCGTGATGGCATTAAACGAATCACGCGACCACATATTACTCAATCGTAAATACAGTGAAAAAGAAGGTGGCAACCATGATGACCAATACTTCATTGGCTGGGACCCCGCCATTTCATCGGATAGACAAGCCGACTATACAGTGATGACTGTTTTACGCAGACCATCTGATGAACCAAACAAACTGGAAATTGTACATATCACCAGACGAAAAGGTATGGACTTCCGCACACAAATCATGGAGATACAACGGCTCAACAATAAGTTCAGACCTGAAGTGATTGAACTTGAAGCCAACCACTTCCAGCGTGTATTCGCAACTGAATTGCGAGCCAATACCGATTTACCAATCAAGACATTCATTTCATCTAAAACAAAGCGTGAATCCATGTTGATGGGTTTAGTGTTGAAGTTTGAGCGTGAGCAAATGGTATTACCAATGGGTGATGAAAACTCCCGAACCATGATGGCAGAACTGAAACAGGAACTGCTTTTGTTTGGTATGTCAAAGCAAGGTAAATTGGAATCCATCGGGCGACACGATGATATGGTTATCTCATTAGCACTTGCTCATTGGGCGACTACGGAGTTCCAAGACCGTATCGTTGATTTGGATGAAATCGGTGAAAGTGTATTCCCAGAAAGCGTGTTAGGATTGTGATATAATGTGGGGCAGTATGTTGATTGGTGATTCTTATGATTCACCGTTTGAGATTGACGGACACCCCGAAGTGATTGAAATATGCAAACATTTGATGCAACACCCAATCTTCAAATCCCCACCACCACAACAGGGTCAATCAATCATGGGCGCACCAACCACTAATGAAAATGCACCAACATCAAGCGAAGGTGATGGTTCTTTGACCCCAAGTGAAGCACCAAAAGATACACCCGATGACCAACAATCGCAACAAAAGAAACTGCAAGATATGGCACAGGGATTAAGTGGTCAGCAACCACAACAACCTCAACAAGCATCTGGTGGATTGGCTAAATCCATTGGTTGGTTTGACACATTTGGTAAATCTGCACATGATATTGTCAAGGATTTGAAAAATGCACGAAGGGAACACAAAATGGTCAAAGGCGAAATTGATGACCTGATTACGGCAGTTCGTTTGATGAAGCAACAAGAGATTAACAATTCGTTAGCATCTATTGATTGGGCTAAGGATTACATCACTACTATCAAATCTATGGGATTGAATGACCGTGATTTGAAAGCATTGATGAAAAGCCATGAGTTGCGAAAAACATCATTGGTTCGTGCATGTATGCAATGGGAAGATGCCAACAATCGTATTGAAATGCTATCCAAAAACGATGATGTATGGACTGACATTGAAAAACAAGATTGGGTCAAAGCACACGATGACCGTGATGCAGCGAAAAAGATGTGGAGTAAATCACTACACATATTGGATGCACTAACCAAATCTGAAATGTCATGGTTGTCATTGGCATCTGAAGAACTGGCCAATCATGGTCAAATGGATAGTCGCACTATACAGGGCAATTTAGTATCCAAAGGATATGCAACCAAAAAATTGACACCCGCCAAACTTAGCGGTTTGATGAAAACATACGGTGATGAAATGGGCATCGTCAAAGGTTCAAAGCGAAACCACTGGATGTTGGTGAAACAAAATGGTGATTTGATTATCAAAGACCCCTGGGCTTATGCTGCTGGATTCATTGACGCTGATGGATATATCACTATTACAAAGCGTGGTGAACCCCGTGTTGGTTTGGTAGCCACAGGTGAGCGTGGCCGTGTGCATTGTGAACAGTTATACAAAACACTTGGATGTGGAGTTCTTCAACTAGATTTGAAGGTTCATAAATCCAGCAAACGCTCACAACATAGACTACAATTTTATTCCAAAGACGATGTGAGAACTATGCTGAAAGGTGTGCTTCCGCATCTCAAATTGAAAAAGAATCAAGCAGCGTCAGTTTTGGAGTATCTTGACACGCCAAACAAAGGCATGCTCGCCAAAACTCGTAGGAATCAATTGGAAAAATTAGTGAAATGGGATAATTGGTATGACACGAAAGGTGATGAACTACTTGAGGGGTGGGGTGTAGCAGCGGAGGATGTTGAAGCATGGCGCGACCCCACTTTGATTCGGCTTGGAATACAAGCGGAACAGATGGAGGCAATGCTATGAATTGGTGGTCAGTTCTCAAAAATGATGAGTCGTTTTACATGGATGAAACAGGCGCACCAATGCAATCAGCGCAACCGCAACCCCCCGAACAAGAAGAGTCAAAGCCTTTGTATGACCAAAAACAACAATTGGGTATAGCCCACTATCTGTTAGACGATGTGCAACAAATCGCACAATTATTGCGTGAACTACACGATTCTGGTGGTAGCGCAGATTGGGAACGGTTGTTGTTTGATGTTGAACGCATAAAGCAGATTCTTGAGGATGCACTCACTGGGGGCGGACCGAAACCTAGTGGGGGCGGAATGTAATGCCAGAGGAAAAAGGACCTGTAGGCCGATTTTTGGAAGCACTCACAAAACCATTCAAGCGTAAGGAAACCCCTGCGCCAACAATGCCACTTTGGAAAAGTGGTATTCAAGAACCCGTATTGGTTCAAGGGATTACGATACCCGCTTTGTATGCAGTCACTCAAGAATCCATTATTTTACGAACCACCATCAATACGCTAACGCAAGAGATATTCAGGCGTGGTATATTTTGGGAAAAGAAGTTCCAAAAGAAGTGTGTTGATTGCATGGAAGAATATCAACACGCAGTTGACCAATGCACATTATGTGGCGGTGAAGTAAAAGCACCAGACCATGATGAAGTGGTGTATCCAAAGTGGTTGTTTGAACAACGCAACACTATGGACCAGCGCGCTCTTGATGTGCTTCGTGAAATTGAGTTTGACTTGAACATTGTTGATGATGCATTCTTAATTTTGCAGAAGGAATACTATTTGGATAAAGAATCAGGTGATATTGAGTTCACCCGTGTCAAGCAATTGGTTCGTGGCGACCCTACATTCATTCGTATTGTTGCTGATAAGCGTGGTGTGCGTGGTGGCAGATACCAAGTATGTCCCGTTCACCGAAACAAAACATACACCCATTCTGAAGAATACACCAATTGTGAAATATGTGATTTACCACTTCAAGATGTTCACTTTGTCAATACGGCAGGTAGTGGTAAAACACAATACTATCTTGAAGGTGAAGTGTTGCACATATCCAAGTTCAATCCAACCAAGTTGTATGGTCGTAGTCCAGTGGCAACAATGTGGCGACAAGCCATGACATTGAGTGCTATGGATAATTACATGTATTTGCTATATTCCAAACGCAGAATGCCTCGTGGTATTTTGGCAATCACTACCGATAACATACAATCAACGGCATCATTTTGGAAGGGTGTTGAAGAAAAGATGGAACGCGACCCACACTATGTTCCAAAGGTTGGTGTTGAATCTGCCACAGGTCGTGGCCGTGTTGAGTGGGTTAAGTTCATGGATACAATGGATGAGATGCAATATGCACAGGTTCGTGAAGAACTACGACAACGCATATCCGCATTCTATGGTGTATCCAATGTATTCATGCAAGATAGTGGAAAGGGTGGTGGACTAAGCAACGAAGGTCTGCAAATCTTAGTTACTAATCGTGCAGTTGAATATGGTCAAAAGATATACACCCGTGATTTATTCCCCCGTTTGTTAAATGAAATGGGAGTGGCAGATTGGAAACTCAGTCTGTATCCGAATGAAGAAGAAGATGAAGTCACTCGCTTGAGGCGTGATGAAATGGAAGTGAACATTGCATCTCGTATGGCTCAACTCGGATTCAAACCAGAACTCAAAGATGAAGGTGATAGGGATATTCGCTTCGTGTACAAGAACCCAGCACCACCGCAACCAGGTAATCCGCAAGTTCCACCACCAGCGGGTGGTATGCCAGGTATGGGACAAATGGGTAGGGGTGGCAACCCAATGCAGCGACAAAATATGATGGGTGGTCGCCCACCAATGGCGGGTATGCCACCACAGATGGGCGCAGGAGGTATGCCACCACAAGGTATGCCAGCGGGTATGACACCTGACCCAAATATGGCAATGGCTAATCCAGCCATGATGAAAGGCAGTTTGCTAAATCCCGTAGGTGGTGGTAGTGATTCTGACAAAACCGATGGTTCAAGACCTAACCGAATATCTGGTGTGAAAGATGAGCGAGCGCAATCTGGTGCGCCAAAGGCATCTAAACATCAAAGAGGGCATGAAAAATCCCCAATTGAACAAGCATTGGAGTCATTTCACAAGGTAAAAGAGAAAGCCGCTGACCCGTTAGGGGACTTATCACCTGATTCAGGTTTCAACGGTTAAGTTCAATAGGTGGGTGAGGCGTGGCTTCATCATGGCGGGGATTGATTTATCCAAGATGGACCCTATGGTTCGTAAGTTGAAAGACGCAGTTGAAGCGATTGATAAGGCGATTGAAAACGGTGATTCTAACATGGCTGGTGATGCACTAAGCGTCATCAAAAACACCAGTTCATTCCTTAGTGAAGATTTATGGTCATTGGTTCAGAAAGCCGAAGGAACACATATTCATGGCACAAGCCAATTCGTGAACGGTGTCCCAATCGCACAGTGGGAAGAAACCGCAAAGGTGTTTGATGTGGCAGACCGTGATAGAATGGTCAAAGGATTGATTTTACCTGCACGAACTGGAGGCCCTATGCGACCTCAACGCTCACCTGGCCAATATGTATCCCGACCATATTGAGGTGATTGAATGACAGATAATGCAGCGGAAAAACTCATGTCGGCTCTGATTACCAAAATGGAACAGATGGATAACGACATGCAAAGTATCCGTGAGCAAAACCTACAACTCCGTAAAATGCTGGTCAATCCAGCGGGATTGCTAAAGCGAGCAGGATTCGTTCGCGCTGACACACCCGCTATTCAAGATGTATGGGGCGACCCACTACGAAACGAATCAGCATTGATTAAGGGAACAGACGAAGATGACTTTGGTGCAACATTTGATGTTCCAACATCTAATCAAGAGTTCCACGAAATGGATTGGGCAGATATTCACAATCTGGCCAATCAAGCAAAAGATTTGGGACACTATGAAAACAAACCATTACCAGAGGTATAAACATGAAGCCAATACCAGTTAAAGCAGGAGAACATAGCGAAATCGGAAGGTTGCTTGACAAAGCATTACAATTGGAAAAGGCAGTTGAAGAATCTGGAAACAATGATGTTCGTTTTGAAGATGTTAGCGGTCAAAATGTTAGGGCGCAACACTATTGGACTAACCAAGAGCAACCACCAGTTCCTGAAACCGTAGCAAAGAAACTGACCGTTGATAAAAACCCACCAGGTTTGAATTACCATGAAGGTGGAAATACACACCAAACCGAATCAACATTGGGCATGCATTACAATCAAGCAGGTGGAGAACGCCCAGCAGCACTGAAAAAATCTCAATTGCTAGGCGCATGGCAAGAGGACAACCCATTTGAGGTGGATGCACTCGTCAAGAAGGTTGAGGAATTATCGCGCCACCTATGAAGGGGGCGACGAAATGATTGAATCAGCGTATGACTTTCACCTACGGGCGAAACATGAATTGTATAAGTCGCTGATTGATGGCCAAGACCTGCTAAACGCAGCAGCCAATTATGAGTTCTCAAAGATGAATGCAATCCGTCATGGCGTATTCCAACCAATGTTTTACGAAACGGCATTGTCAATGGCATCTCAAGATATATTGAAGGGTGCAAAAAAGGGTGTCGGGAATAGGGAGTTCGTCAAACCATTCCGTCAAACAACTGCTCAACAATCTGGACTATCAGATGCAGCGTGGATACCACGATTGCGACAATATGTAAATGGGCATAACAAACCCCGTGATTCACATTCCACATGGCCATCTATGAATGACATAGATTCACAAGTTGCATTTGGTTCTATATGTCCCTGGGACATCTCACCACTTATGCATAATTCCGAATGGGGCAGACCTCAATGGCTTGAAACATTGTCATCTGCATGGCAACCATACACTGATGACAACGGTGAAATGACCAATTATCATAAAGCGTGGTTGGAAAAAGAAGTGGCTGACCATGAGCGTATTCACAAAAATGGTTGGCATAACCAACCATCACATTTGGGTCGCATAGAAGGTGATGGGATTATTGGGTCGCCAACTGACTTGTATCGGAAGCACTTTTGGGAATGGTTGAAACAAGCACCCGAAGAGATACAAAATGCCGAACCAATGCAACAACGCCAAGCACATCTTGACCAATACAAGCGTGTATGGGCAGGTAAAGAGAAAGACCCGCTTGAAATATATGACACTGGCAATCACTCATTGGGTATGTTGGGTTATGCATTTGGATTGGAATGGTTGAAACCAAGTGAGCGTGATGCAGTAATCGCTCATATCAGTGAACACGGGTTTGGTGGCGATAAGCGACCACCATCAATCAATGAAGGTTGGCTAACTCGTAATTTCAAAGGGCGATTTGGTGCGGGTGAAATAATGCACAGACTACGCGCTCACAATTCACCTGGCAGTGCAATACCCCCACAGTATTACAAATTGGGTGAAAGTACAAAACCCGAATATCAAGGTCGCAGATTGCTTGAAGCAATGAAGGAGATATTGGTATATGGTAAAGATGACTTGATGCAAGATGTTCAGGCTGGTGATATACCAGTAGGTCATTTTGATGAAAATGGTTGGAATCACGATTTGATGCACCCAGAAGCAACTACTCTTTTGAATCATAGACCAGGTTTGAAACATCCTACTAGTCAGCACATTCGCCCGAATGTGCAAAATATGTTCGGTATGATGACATTACACGATTATCTCATTCAGCAACATGGAATGATACCAAGACGAGTCAAAGATGAAAATGGTGAATATGAACAGGCATTAAGCACTGACCACGATACCGACAATGACGAAGCCTTTGGCAGTATGGATGAGTTTGACGATTTATTACATCAAGGATTTATTGACGAAAATCAACACTTCTTGACAAAGGAACATCTGCAATCAATTGCTGAACAGTTTGAACGCCAAAAAGAAGTATTGAATGGTTTAGGTCCGTATCTCAACATGTATCATTTTATGGGCGGTGATGAAAAGAATCTGCGTATGAGTCCGTATGGTTTGTTTATGATACCGCACCATTCAAGAGGTGGTATCGCTGATGACCCACAATCACCAATCACAGAACTTGACCATATGTTTCACCCTGACACATGGGGTAAAGAAAACACTGGTCTATTCACTATGCCAACACAATCAAGTTCACCACAATATGTATTGCCATTGAAAGAAGGGGACACAATACAGGAAGCATACCCAGAAAAGATATGGCCAAAAGCAACTGGTCGCACAGATGCTGAAGGCGGATTGTCTGCTAATGAATCCCGTGAAGAAGCAACTCAAGTTGGATTGGAAATGAATGGAGTTCCCCGTGATAACATGCAACAAATCATGGGCTTCATATCTGACCACCCACGCTCTGCTGGTGCAGGATTACCATTCCATATATTGAGTGGCCAATTACAAGCATGGCCACAGTTTTCAATGTCCCATGACCCGCAATACCACCATGAGTTTTCCCGTGCATACCCAACAGGGCCTTTGTATGCTGGTGATTGGAACACCAATGATGAAGGATTAGGACAAACCATTGAAGGTGTATCATTGAATGATAACCACTACACAACAACTCGTAATACACTGAATCACATGTTCAACAATCGTGGTCGTAAAGATGACAAACGCCAACGCATGTTAGGCGCATTATGGGGAAGATGGACTGAACACCCCGCTGATGGTGGTGTGTCTGATAGAATGCTGGGTTCATTACCTGGTGGGAATCTAACTCCCCAAACAGGTAAATGGGAACGGGAATTATCACAATTAGCAAGAGAGCAAGGTATCCATTTGATACCTGGTAAAGCCGATAACATTGATGAAAGAGTCAAGCAGTTCTTACTACATGCAGATTTAGGTAGGGAAGAAGTGCAACAAGAACCGTTGCCATTGTTAGATGAATATGCCAACATGTTTTCACTTGATGATATGGATGTTCATGGGAAGGTTGCACCATTCGCAGTAAGTTCCACAGGTATGCAACCTGGTGAAACATGGCGGTCATCAGAAGAAACTGGTTGGTTGGATAAAGACAAACCACCAGGTTCGTGGTACATGTACAAACCAATTGATGAACTGCCAGCATCAGGTCCTGTTGATGAAACAATGCAACGGGACTTCTTGAGTCGTGGCCAACATATTGAGAGGGTGCGTCATAACGATGGTGAAAGGGCGCACAGATTTGAGTTCCCAAACCGCCAAGCGGGATTACAAGCATTAGCCGATGGTGAAACCGAATGTCCCGTATGTAATGGAGATGGAATGATTGACCCTGAAGATGTGGCTAAATCTGATTTACCAGATTTATTCGGTGGTGGTGAAACACAACAAAGCACACTACCCGATATATTCAGCAGTGATGAATCTGCACCAAAGGTTGGCGAAACATGTCCGAATTGTAATGGCACAGGCAAACACAAGTTTAGCCAAGAAGCATTACAATCAACCATAGCACCAAGTAAAGAGCAACACAAAGAATCCGTTATGCAAATGGGATTGGATGCATTCTTAGACACACCCGAAGATGAGCGTGATGAAGAATGGTTCAAACAAAAAACCAAAGAAAGCGAGCAACCGAATCTTGCACCAACTGGTCGCAATCCAAACCGTCGCGCTCAAACAAATTACTATGCTAACAAGTGGATGAGTACAAACAACTTAGTGGCTAACGCTGCTCAATCACTTGCTGGGAAAATACGAGAACAATTTGAAGCATCTGAATTACCAGACCCATTCGGACCTGATGAAAATGGAGATTGGTCGCAAGCGCATGTCAATGCGTTGGCTCTATGGAGTCATGCAAACGATTGGATATTGCGAGCGCAACCGCAACATCGTGATTGGGACAACGATGTAGTGCATGGTGTATGGACTACAGATGAAGGAAAGACCCATGAGATTGATGATGCCACCGCATCGTCAGCAATCTATTGGCCACAGAATCAACACTTTGCTCACGATGAAAGACAACACGCACCAGGTTCATTACCATTGAGTATTTACAATAGCAGTGGATTACAAATGAAACATGGTTGGAAAATGAGTCCAACATTTGGTGTGCATTTTGGTATAGACGGGCAACCCGAAGTACTACACAATGACGGTTTGCCATCTGCTGACAAAAGGCCATATCTCAATGTTCCAATGAACCAATTACAAACGGTATTCCCTGAGATGCAATCTATGACAAGGGAACACCCATCAGCACCAGGTGCTGGTGATGAACCCGAAGCACACAAAGAAGATGAGTTCGGTGAAAGTGTTGTATTCAAACTCAGTGAAGATGACATTCCAGTATCCACATTGTTGAAAGCATTAACCAACCCTGACATCATCAAAGAAAATGCTGCAATTAAACCAATTAAAGCAGCGCATCGTATCTTTGAATACGATGACATGGAACAGTTGCGTGGTTTCAGTGGTGATTGGGTATTGTCATCATGGTATGATGGATACCGTGCAATCGTTACTAAGCAAGGCAAAAAGGTTGAAGCCACATATGCCGATGGTTCAAATTGTAAATTACCACGCAATGTCCGTCAAGGTCTGATTGATGCAAACGATGACCGATATGTTGCTGATGTCATTATTGATGGGAAGAAGTTGTACTTCATTGACTTGTTAGAACACGGACATAAGGAACTGTATGAAGAACCGTTGAAAGACCGTATCGTAAAACTACGAACCCAATTTGAAAGCACAGAAGATGTGTTAGTTCCTGCACCATTCAATACCAGACGCACTGATGATGACGGTTTGGAAGAATCTGTTGAACATCTGCAAGCAGAGGAAAACGATGGTATATTGTTGCGTGATGCAATCTCAACATACATGCGTGGTGAATCACGCCACCCCAAGTGGGTATTGCTTCGTGAGCAAAAAGAGATGGATGTTATGATTCTGGATAAGCGTGGTGTAGGGCCTTACATGTATAGATTGGGTATAGGTCCGTTGAATGATGAACACGGTGAATCATTGGGCAACCGTGCAACAAAGCATGGTGGTAAATGGTATATGGATGTAGGGACAATCGCCAGAGAACGCAAACCATACATGGAAGGTGATTTTGTCCGTGTATCTGTATCTAGTGTATCATCAAAAGAGCGTGAAGGTGAAGAAGTGTATGATATACAACCCGTTAAGATATTGGGTCAGTCATCAACATTGGCTACGGATAGCGTTGAAACATTGAACATATTGAATAAATCATACAGTCCGATGATTTACCCACATGATGTGGTAGTGAAATCGGATAAGGTTGAAATCCATATTGATTACATGGATGACATCGTGATATACAAAGCACAACAATGGAATGGAACATGGGTATTGTATGACCCAGTGAGTGCCGTTGGTGATTTGTCAAACAGTGATTATCCAATCAAAATGGCTGAAAGCCTACGACCATTTTGGCAACCCGTTGCAGGTCTAACACTCAACAATCTCATCAAATTGGACTTTGACCCACGCGATTCTAATGAAAAAGCGAAAGATGAAGATGAAGAAGATGAAGATGAAAAATTGTATGAAGAAGGCTTCACCATCAACAAACCAAAAAAGATGGGTGAAGATTCTATTCTCAAACCAGAACTGACAAAGATGCTAGTGCAAGCACTTACTACAATTGATGACATTCTTGCTAAGGAAAAATCCACATGGACTGGTGCAAGGGGATTAGGGATTGGATTAGGAACTCCCGATAGCGCACCACGAGGACCTACCGAATTGACAAACGAATCCAACACATTGGATTATGATATGCGTCAGCGCGATGAAGATGAGTCAGACAAACCCAAAGAAGTCAAAGCCACAGGCGAAGTGCAACCGAAGGAAGAACCGCTGGAAACCGAAGATGGCGAGCAAGGCACGATTACAGTTGATGATTCTCAAGCAGTGCTGCAAATAAACCCCGAAAACCCAGCCTGATAGTATCAGTTGTATTACAGGTGGTATAATATACCATCACAGAACATCGGCATGTCGTTGAACATGGTTATAGCAGCGGCTCGTCAGCAAAATATCCACCCAAACGGGGCGGTTTTGCTCAAGGCTCAGTCTGTTGATGACCTCATTATTGCTGGATATGCAAGTGTTGAACTCGTGGATAAGCAAGGGGACTTGATTACCACAGGTGCTTTGAATAAAGCATTCAAGAAGTTCATGGCTGACCCATCGTTCACCAATGTGCAGTTGGCACATTCTAACATTCAAGTGGGCAATGTTGTCCCATCATATACAGATTCAAATGGTCGTGTGTGGAAATCCGAAGTGGATGACACAGGGCTGTTTGTTGTTATCAAACTCCGCAACGATATTGAGAAAGCCCGTGAAGTGGCTTCCGAGATTCGTAAAGGCAACCTTCGTGCCTTTTCCATTGGAGGACAGGCTTTCAAGCGTGTCAATAAGTCCGATGGAATGCGAGGGTCATACCGTGAAATCCAAGATATGGAACTTCACGAAGTGACAATATGTGAGAAGGGCATAAACACAGAATCCACATTCAGGATATTGAAGGAGGATAAAACTATGGCAGAAGAACAAGTAGTGGAACAATTGCATAATGTGCTGGAACGCCTATCAAAGCGTCTTGAAGAAGATGGTGAAGATAAGAAACCAGCGTTTTTGGGCAATAAGGACAAAGACAAGAAAGACGATAAGAAAGAAGAGAAAGACGAGAAGATGAACTACTCGGATGATGGTGGCTATGAAAAGGGTCAATCATTTGATGATGTCATCACAATGGACTATCTCAACTGGATGGAAAACACCCTAAAGAGCGCTGGAGTGGATACGGCACAAGCCCGAAGCCACTTTGAAGCACTTGAGAAGGGATACGCACCAGGTGAAGATGGCGCATCCCATCGTGGGCAACCACCATTGGGCATTGTTGGTGAAGGCTCTAACGCACCAAAGGCTAATTTTGGAAGCGGTGGAAAGGGCAACAAGTTCGCTATCCGTGCATCTCAAGACAAGTGGAGTCCTCCAAAGGGCAACCAATTTGTATTGAAGGAGAATGTATCTGGCGCTCAACTTGAAGAAGCATATGAGGTTTTCAAAGCAGCAGCAATGGAACAGAACTTCAAAGATGAACTCAACCACGCTTTCACTGAAAGATTGCAGAGCGAACTGATGGCAAAGGCAAACGCTGAAGCACACGCATCTTACGATGCCCGTGCGCCAGTTGACCGTCTTGAAAAGGCAGTTCTTGAACTAGCAACTCGCATTGACAGTATCGGTACTGGTGCAGTCGGTGGCGGAGAAATCCGCAAATCCGCACCAACCGTTTCAATTCCATCCACAGAATCTTTGGCAACAATGGATTGGGCAGAAGTCCACAACCTTGCGTCAAAGGCTCTAAGGGGGGGTGAGTGATAATGGCACGAAATTATATTAACACAATACAGGACATGGAGCGATACTACTACGGAGCAGGAAATGTTAGCGGATATTCATACGCTGGCTCAGACATTCTCAAAGCAGACGCACCAATGTTAAGCACAACAGCAGGAACATATCAGGCAATCTATGGCCGAAAGGTTTGGTCGCAATTGAACCAAGAGTTCAACGCGTTCTCAATCCTACCAAAGAAACCCTGGGAAAAGTCTGGTTGGAGAATCATTACTGGCAAACCATCCTTCGTTAAGGGTGGCGGTGTTGCTGAAAATGCAACCTTGCCAGAAACCACCAAACCAACATTCCTACATGTTGCATGCAAACCAAAGACCATTGCTCACACATTTGACATGAGTGAAGTCGCAATCTTCCTTGCTGACAAGGATGACGGTCTTGGCGACATCAGACAAGTACTGAAGGAAGAAATGGGCAAGCACCACGCTGACCATGTGAACCGAATGCTAACTGATGACATTGACAACCCAGCGGGTAATGACTTTGAATCACTTGACCGTTTGACATCCAACCCAGATTCAATGGGCGGAACATACGGTGCAGCAACTGACCACGACATGTATTCAATCACTCGTGATGGAAGCGCAGACTTCCACAGTGCTGAAGTAAGTGTATCTGGAACAAAAGGAACAAACAGAACTCTATCCCTTGACCACCTTGACACCATCTTCCAACAAGTTTGGAAGCGTGGTGGTAATCCAAAGGTTATCTTCACTGGATATGATACATTGATGCGTGTGCAGCAACTCCTACAATCTCAACAGAGATTCATGGAAACAAAGCGTGTTACTCCATCATTCAACGGTGTAAAAGGTGTCCCAGGTATTGAAGCAGGATTCATTGTAGCAACATACAACGGTGTCCCAATCATCCCATCTAAGGATGTTCAACCTGATGGCATTAGCAGAATGTATTACCTTGATACTGATTACCTATGGTTTCAAACCGCAATTCCAACCCAATACTTTGAATCTGGAATTGAATCGGGCGACCCATTCGCAATCAACCGTCTAGGTCAGGAAGGGCTTTACCGAACAATGGGTGAACTAGTTGTGTCATTCTTTGGCGCACAAGGCAGTATTAGGGATTTGGAGTGAGGTGATAATATGGCAATAACATTGACAAAAGGAGCAGGAATTACAACATTGACGAATGACCTTGAACTTGACTTATACGCAGGTTCACCAGACAATGAGGTCTGGTCAGGTACTGATTACCCAGGTGGCATTGAAGCATTCAAACCACGCCAAACTGATGGCACTGCAGTTGCAGGGTTGAAACTTCTATGTGTTACTGCAACCATAGCAGATACAAACAACGGTGGTGCTTACACCATTGATGTTTCTGGTGAAGCAACAAAGATTGTGTCGTTCATTCTAGGTGATGCTGGAACTATCGCTGCACCAACTGGGGATTTCCAAACCTCAGTTACTGGTGCATTGAGTGATTCAACAACCCCAGTAAACGGATTGAACAACAGATTGACTTTGACTTACCTATCTGACGGAACTGGCGTAATATCTGGTGTTCAGACAATTTGGCTTATCGTTGCTTGAGGTTGGTTTCAATGCCAACAGTAAAGTACAACGGTCCCGAACCAACCCGTAGGGTTGGGTTTGGTATGTTGATTCGTGGTCAAGAGCAAAAGGTGAGTCAGGCAGACCTTGATTCATTCCGCACTCAACTACTCAATTGCGACATCAAAGGTGATGCTAACGCTAAGAAGGCAGCACCTGAAGAAGTCTTTGAACAGGTTGATGAAGGAGATGATGGTATTCCTGACAACGGTTGGACTCGTGCAAACATCGTAGGATGGTTGAAGGAAGCAGGGGTGCAAACCCGTGCTGGTCTAACTAAAGCACAATTGCTCGCCCGCGTTGATTCACACCTCAACCCAACCGAAGAGGTTAATGAGTCGGAAGCACTGGCAGAAGATAACGGAGATGAACAATAATGGCATTTACATACACGATTGATACAAGACCGCATGTGATTGGCGATATGTACCTAGTAACTGGTACATTCACCAATGATGGTGGAAGCACAGGTGGAGATATACTCTTAGCAGATAGAATCTCAAAGGCAGTTGCTGCTGGTGCAAACGGCAACGCTGCTGGCGCAACAGATACTGAGATTGATGGAACAGTGGTTTCAACACTCACACTAGTAACTGCAGCAAACCTGAGCGGTACATGGTGGGCAATGGGCAAGCGATGAGGTGAGTCCTCATGGCTTTTCAGTTTTCCATATCATTACCAGCAGCAGGTCCTTATGCCACAGGTGTGAAGATTAACAACGCTGGTGGTTATGCCGCTGGCACTACCGCAGCAATGACCGTTGATGGTCTAAATGCTACGCAAGTGTTTCCCGTTGGTTCAACAATCATGGCAAGGGACTATGCCCAAGCATCAAACCCAATGCGAGTTCTCGGTGTAGTCACTCATCACGGTGCGACAAATGTTCGTATCAATGGTGGCGGTGGCACTGCATTCGCTTTGTCTGACAACGATGTATTGTATTGTCTTGATGTAGCAGCATTAGCATATGCGAAAGCCGATGCGTTTGCTGCTGGGGCAGGATTACCAATTGCGCCAACAACTACTGTGCAAGTATCTGATGATGGAAGAGGCAATTTGATATTCGTTTATGCTGACATGAATTGATGGTGATAACATGGATGATGGTTTGACCCTCAACGATGTTCACCGCATGAATAAGCAAGGATGGATGAAAGCCGAGTCATTTGGTGTGGATTTACTACCCGCTGAAGATACCATTAAGTGGAAAGATTACTCCGTAAAGAAGCAAAACACACGCAATCGTCAGGTTGCTGATGTTCTAAACATCGGTGCTGGAACACGATGCAAAGTATGTGGTATGCTTCACATGTGTTGGCTTCCAAAGTGTGGGTCATGTGGTACTGAAATGGACTACAATCTCGGAACTGTGGAGGCGAAGCAATGAGTCCCATTGATAAAGCGTGGGCATTGCTCAAAGCATTCCGAATGGTTGATGACGATGAAGCAGATGAAGATGAACTTGACCCAGTTGAGTTCGGTGATTATGGAATGATAGATGACGATTACGCAGATGCACAGGCATCTAATCGCACTTCCCCATGTGAAATGTGTGGCAAAAGAATAACCTTTGATGAAATTGGTGGTTTCAGCGATTACGGTCCTCATTGTGAAGAATGTGAGGCTGAACGATGAATCCTATGGCATATGCATGGTCAGTTCTCAAATCTGCAGAAGAACCAGATGCAGACGATGACCCAGAACTAGATGATGAACACTACTTCCTAAGAGAAATGGAAAATAGGAATCCAACGCCATTAGATTGGCTTGACCCATTCCGTATGACACGGCCACATATGGCTCTCGCACTTCAACACATACGCGAAGAATTGGAACGACGAGATAGAGGCATGGGCGGTGGTATAGGTGCAGAGAATAACCCATTCTTTAGGCACACACGCCCTGAAATGCGACAAGCAATGCAAATGATGAGTGATGAATTGGAACGCAGAGGCAGACCACCAATAAGCGCTGAACACTTCAGTGCATTTGATAGGGGCGAAACACAACCATTACCTCCACTTCCAAGACAGATAACCGACGAGGAGCGTATGGAGTATCAGCGTAGTTTTGGAAACAGACGACGCAATCTCCACAACCGCCTTCAAGAAATTGCATCCAGCAGAAGGAACAGAAGAGAACTTTACGAAGCATCTCCAGAGCAAATAAGAATCCGTAATATGGGCGACCATTTAGACGAAAGCACATTTGACCGTGATGAACTGATGAGCAGATTGATGAGTGGGGATATTCTAACTGAGAAAGAATTGAAGTTCTTACAGGAGGGAAGTGAATGAATCCAATAGATAGTGCATGGCAGATTTTGAAATCAAAGGCATACGATGGTGAAGAAGAAAGCGGTGAATGTGCTATATGTGGCAACAAACACCCACGCACTGTTAAACCCACAGGAACGGGCATGATGGCATGCACAAAGCCACGAATGGAAGATTACGAACCAGGTGATGGGCAAGGATACGAAGCCCACATGGAAGAATACCGAAGGTGTCAAAGATTGGCACACTGGCCAGCAGATGAAGAGGGAGAGTAATGATTTGGAAAAAAGCAACTGACAAAGCATTCGCATTCCTCCAAGACCAAGTGTATTTGATACAAGTGGAAGAGGTTGGTAAAGCACAGATGAGTGATGTTCGCATTGGGTTTGAAGAGGACCCGAAGCGTGAGATTGAAAGATTGAAGCACATGGGTGTATCTGAAGAAGAAGCAATGCGTATGTATCAGCAATACCTTGATTCACTTGAACATGGTGGCTGAAATGACGGGGGGACAATATGCCGACAGTATTTCAGCCTGGAGAACGCGCACCACAACCCATTGACCCCGACAGAACAGTATATACAACCGCCCAAAAAGTGGGCAACATTCTGCAAATACCACCTGCCGACCCCGTAGCATTAGCCGCTGATGCCAGCGCGACAGATACATCTATTGATGTCAGCCCAATTGATTTCAGATTGGTTGGCTTTGAAGTGGGTGATACAATTGAAATTGAAAGTGATGCAACATTGGTTGAATCACGGGACATCACAGGTATCACATTGGTCGGTGGTAATGCACGATTAGCATTCACTGATGGATTATCATATGCACATACCACCGCTAACAATGCAGTAGTACGCAACACCCAAATCTTCACTAATGGCAAACTGCGTGGAGTCACTCGCAAACATGTTGAACATCTTATCACCGTTCACCAAGACCGTATTGATAACATCACAAACAACTCATGGCGACCAATGCTACAGGTCGCTGAATACAAAAACTTTGACACATACAAACCATACCGACGCAGATACTATACCGATTATGTTGGGACTACACCATTGCTATTCCGCAATGTGCAACAGATATTGCGATTGGAAGTGTGGCAAGGTAGTGATTACAAAGAATTAGCCGCTGCTGAAGCACGGTTGAAGATTATGAACCATACCGAATTGACAGGGGATTCTATATTCCTATCACCTGGTGGCGGTGGTGTATTCACATTATCGCAAGGAACATCATCTTCCACATGGAACAACGCGTTTGACGCTGGCACAACGGCACAACAAATTGCAGACCTGATTAACAAAGATGGCAGACGAAAGAAGTCGGCTATTGCTGCATCACCAAATTACACTCACGAAGATTCCTATTCCGAATCTGGCGTAATGAACGCCAATGTTCACCATGAGTTCTTAGCATCTGCAAACGCAGATTATGGGAATGGTCGTATCAAGATTACAAGCATGCGTCGCGCTCAAGGTGGCCAAACATGTTCTATTGCAGTCACTGATTTGACCAACATTGAAATTAGCCAAACAGGTGAGAACACAACCACATCAACAGGTGTGGCAGGGACTACCGTAAATGTGGCAAGCACCGAAGGATTCCCTTCGCATGGTGTGGTCATGGTCGGTTCAGGCACATCGGTTGAAGTCATGTCATACACGGGAACTACGGCAACATCATTCACTGGTTGTGTCAATCTCGCTGGCACACCTTTGACAACATTGAATGCTGCTGGCACGACAATCATTCAACGCACTATGCAGATTGATTACCAAAGCGCAAACGAAACAGGTGATGAAGGCCGACTGCGTGATTGGTGGTTTGACCCAGAAATGGGGATTATCTATTTCAACAACTCATATCCATTCTTTGAATGGAACGCAGTCAAAGTTACTTATGTGTATGGTGAACGGTATGTGGAAAAAGCCATTGAAGAAGTAGTGACTAAGTTGGTTGCTATGGATTTGATTACCGCTGATGACCGTTCAGTATTGATACCCGAAGGAACTACCAACATTGACTTAGGTTCAAAATACCAATTATTCAAACAGTCTGTTGCAGAAACATTACCACGATATGTTGAGGTGATGACGCTTGACTGATTTGCATTTGCATGATTCTGTAATGTATGGAGATTTACACATTCACAAATCAGACCCCGCTTTTGCATTGGCATGGGCTATTATCAAAGAGGAACAGGAAGAACCCGAACCCGACCCAGTTATGCCA